GTCCGGGACTGGCAGCGTGTCGGAGAGGACCACGCTGTTGCCCTGCGGCATCCACGGGTGAACCTCGACGCTCACGCCCTTGCCGGTGACCTCGTTGACGATGGTGTTGACCACGTCGCCGAGGGTCACGCCGGACACCTCGTCCTGGCTGATCGTCATCCGGTAGTTGGACGACGAGCTCGTCTTCAGCGCGTCGGAGAGCTGCTTGCGGTCCGAGCCGTTCAGCAGGGTGCGGTCCGGGTCGGCCTTCACCGCCTGGTACAGCGCCGCGAACGCCGACTGCCACTCCGAGCCCGGGTTCGCCGTCGACAGCGCCGCGTTGAGCCGGTTGACGTAGCCGGAGTTCGCGCCGGTGCAGATCGGCAGGATGCCGTCGTAGCCGTTCGCGTAGGCGGTGGTGTCCGCCGTCACCGTGTTCGCCGCGATGCCAGCCGTGGGCAGCGCGCCCTGGATGGTGAACAGGTTGTAGCCGGCGCGGCCGACGAACCAGCGGGAGGCGTCACCAGGGTCGGAAGCGCCCGTCGACACGTACACACGCATGCCGGTCGCGCCCGCCGGGAGCACGCAGGAGACGTCAACGACCTGCCCGTTGGTCGTCGCAGCGGTCGCGGCGGACGAGAGGACGCTCTGGCCGAAGTCCCCCGCGTCCGAGGTGACCTTGACGTAGACGTTGGTGGTCACGCCGGACACGCCGGTTTCGCCGGCCGCAGCCGTGCGAGCCGTGGCGGTGACGGAGGTCGGTGCGGCGACGGCGCCGAGGAACGCGGACGCGGTGCCGCGGCCCATGAGCATCATGCGCTCTTCGAGCAGCATGCTGGAGTACAGCAGCGACGTGCGCGACAGCTGCCGGATGTCCTGGAAGCCCTGGCCGGCGTACTGCGCGGACCAGGTGACCTCGTCGGACACGGAGAACTGGCTGTAGGGGACGACCTGGTCGTCACCCGCGTAGCTGATCTTCGGGCCGCGCGCGTAGTACAGCGAGTTGGATGCGCCGGAGGGGGCGAAGTTGGTCTGGGTGGTGTCGGCGATGCCGGGGTGGATGTTGCCGACGCCGCCGGTTCCGGTGCCCGTGAACCCGGTGATCCGCTTGAAGCGGTGGCTGGTGCCGATGCCCTTCTTGCGGGGGATGCGGTTGCGCAGCGGCGTGGGCCGCGGCGTGAGCATCTTCGCGGGGGCTTCGAGGTCGAACGCCACCAGGCCGGTCGAAACCGGGGACGAGGTGGTGATGTCCTTGATCAGGTCCGGCTGCTGCGCCTTCAGCTCGGCCAGCGCGTTGGACACGGAGGCCAGGGCCTCGGGCGAGATGCCCTTGACCATCTCGGGCGCTTCGAGTGCCTTGGTGAGCACCCCGTATGCGGACTTCGGCTGAGACGAGAAGTCGATGCCGTGGCCGGCAGAGAACGCCGATGCGACGTCCTGCGGGCCGAGGAACCGGGTCGGAGCGGAGTCGACGGCCTTCATCAGCCCGTCGAAACGGGTGGCGACTTCGGCCTTGGACAGCTTGGGGGCGTCCGGCGAGTCGCCGAACAGGAGTTCCGCATTGGGCAGAGCCACAGCCCTGCTCCCTTCATGACGAAGGCCCCACTTGATGGGGGCCGGGAGACGGTCGGTGGAGGATCAGGCGTTGGCCTTGGCCAGGATTTCCTGGGCCTTCTCGCGGTAGCCGTCCGCCAGGTAGCGGTCGGAGCACGCGTCGGCCTTGGCGAGGTACTCGCCGGCCTGAGCTCGGAGCAGCGCGGCGTCGCTCTTGCGGGCCACGTCCTCCTGGGTGTTGGTGCGGGTGAGCACCGGTCCGCCCGGCTGCGGCAGGGCCTTCAGCTCGTCGATGGTCTGCTGCGCCTTCGCCAGGTCGGCCGCGAGCGCCGTAGTGCGCTCCTCTGCGGCCTGGTTGGCCTCTGCGACAGCGGACTTCACCAGCTCGGTGACATCTGCCTTGGTGAGCGTGGGGACGTTGGACTTGGTCGCGGCCGGCTTCTTCTTGCCGTCCTCGCCGTCGTCCTCTTCGTCCTCGTCTTCGTCGGCGTCATCGGCGCCGGAAGTCTTCTTCTTGCCGAACGGCGGGGCGAGCTTGCCATCCTTCTTCGCGGCGGCCTTCTCCGCGTCGGGCTGCTCGGAGAGCCCCATGTCGGCGTCGTCGTCGCCGTTCTGCTCGCGTTCCTCGCGGGACTTGAACCAAGCCAGGGAGCGCACGGCGTCGAGGAGGAGACTGATGTCCATGGCCTCGTTGAGGTTGCCCATGGCGAGGGACTGGGCTTCGGACTCGATGAGCTTCGCGATGCAGGCAATGGCCTCGTCGGCGCCGGTGATGTCCTCGGTCTCGTCCTCGCCGCCGGGGGCTCCTTCGCCGTCGGCCTTGACGAGCGACGGGGCGAGTGCGCGAACGTCGCGGAGGATCTGCTCGGCCTTCGCGACGGTCTCCTCGTCGGTCTTCGTTGCGTCCTTGAGCGAGCCGTCTGCGTTCCAGTTGTCGGGCACCATGGCCTCCAGTCCGAGCGCCTTGGCTCGCTTGACGATGTGAGCGCGGATCTTGTCGTGGTCGGCGTTGCCGCGACCGACGGCCTTGATGGCCTTCTGCAGGTCCGCCTTGGTCTTGATCGGGTATGAACCGTCAGGCATTGCTGCGCCTGCGGCGGCGGCCTTACGCCGCCCGGCGGCCGACAGGTCGGCCTTCGCGGTATCCGGGGCCTGCACGGACACGTTGACCACAACAGGCGCCAACCCGTCGGCGCTGTCGGCCTTCGCGGCCTCGGCGGTGACGGTGGCGCCGCCCGCAGCGAGGTTCGCGAGGGCTTCCTTCACGGGGGTGGCGAGCCGGTCGTACAGCTCGGCGGGCAGGCCGAACGTCTCGGTCTCCTCGGCCTTGATGACGACGTGCGGGTCCTCGACGAGTGCGAGATCCCCGGCGGCGTCGGCCTTGGCCAGCTGGAACATGCACTCGCCGTTGGCGGGCCGGTCGACGACGCTGACCTCGATGACGTCGCCGTCCACGACGAGGCCGTTGGGGGCTTCGGCCTTGCCCATCTCCAGCTTCGGGTTCTTGATGCCAACGGAGAAACCGCGCAGCACGCCGTGTTCGATCTTTTTGACCGCCACCGGGTCGACGATCTTCGCCGTGAGGAGGTGCGAACCGTCCTCGGCCTTGGAGAGGCCGACGCCGACCCCGACCGCCCTTTTCGGATCATGCTGCTCTCGGACGCCTCCGCCCTCGGCCAGCCAGCGCGGCATTGCCGCATCCAGCCAGTCGCCGGACAGTCGCTGGTTGTCCCGGTCGAGAGCCGACGACGCCGCCGGGCCGTAGACGACGAGCGTCCCGTCGTCCTGCTTCTCCGATTTGGTGATCGGCGCCCACGCGTAGGCGATAGTCATGTGCGTTTCCCTTCGGTGAGCGCGCGATCTGCTGGGGTTACAGGCCGCCGGGCTCCGGCATCGGATAGCAGCGGCAGTGCGGGTGGCTGGGTGGCGCTTCGGACCCGTCGGGCCATGCCTCGCCGATCACTCGCGGGCCGGCGGCTTCGTTGGCGAGACAGGTGGGACATGCGCCCGGCTCCGTGACCCACCGCCAACTGGTGACGCCGGCGGCCGTGTAGGCGGTGCGGGCGGCTTCGGCGCTGGCGCGGGTGAGTTCGGTGAGGGCGACCATCCTGGTCCACGCATCGTCCTGCAGCGCGTCCCGGAGGGCCTGGGCGAGTTCCTTGGCGGTCATGCCGCGGGCTTTCGCATCGGCCAGGACCCGGGCGAAGACCCGCAGGCGCCGGTCCGCCATAGCGGGGATGGTGCTGCGGTTGCGGTCCAGGAACGCCTGGAGGGCATCGGCCATCGTGGTGGTGAGGGTCCGGCGTGCAGCAGCAGTGTCCCCAATGGTCCAGGCGAAGCGGGCCGTGCCGCCGTTGAGGATGGCGTGAGCGGCGGCCGAGCCGATCGCCCAGCCTTCAGCCCAGATACCGGCGAGCGCAGCCGCGATGGGGGGCGTGAGGGTGATGCCCTCCGCGGCGAGGAACGCCACGGCGAGCGCCACGGCCCAGTCGCCGCTGTCGCTTTCGGGCTGCTGGTACTGCTCGGTGGCGGCAGTGTCGGGCTCGTCGGCTTTCACGAGCTCCCGGGCGAGCCAGCGTTCGGCGAGCCGTTCGCAGTCCACCGCGTCTCCGAGGGCGCGCTCGATGCGGGCCGCCCACGCTTCAGCGGTGTGCTGGTCACGGACCCAGCCGGGCCACGCCACCGCTTCAGCTTTTGGGCCGGCATCGCCTCCCGGATCGGCGAACACAACGTGGCGGTCGTTGAGGCCGGGCGCGTCGGCCTTGGTCGCGATCTGGAACTCGAACGGCCGCCGCGGGTTGGGGTTCTTCTTCGCCCACCGGCGGAACGCGGCGAGCTCGGTCTTCACTGCGTCCGCCCGCTGGCCGGCGGCCGCCGGGTCCGTGTCTTCTTCGTCTTCCTCGTCCTCGTCGCCCGGGACCGGCTGGGTGCTGGCGTCGTCGCCG